CAAGTCTCAATTTTAAAATCTCTCTATATGCGCGCATAATTGAATAATGAGCTTTTAATAATTCTTGGTCTGCATCACAAAGTGTGTAAAATTTGGTGACACCGTGAATGAAATCATCCAGTTTTTTGACTTTTAATTCAGTGTACTTGTACTCTTCATGAAGTCCGTCAATCCATTTCTCACTTTTATCAATCTCCTTGAATAATTTTACTGTTTTATAACACATAATGTTCCCCTGTTAATTATAATCAATACTCTTCCAAAAAATAACGCATTGTTACGCCAAGCGCTTTGGATAATTTGGCTATAGTGTCTAAATTGGGCTTTCTGCTTCCTGTCTCAAAATATGAAACAGTGCGGTTGCCTATACCTGCTTTGATTTCTAACTTTCTTTGAGTCAATTTATGTTCTTTTCTGAGTCGCTTCAACTTTTCAGCGAAGCCTCTTAATTTGCAACCGTTCATTATTATCCTTAATTTAAAAGTGATTGCACGGGCCCCGCGTTACTGAGACTATGGCCATGAGCAGCGTATCGCTTGCTGACTTACTAGCTATGTCTCTACGCATCCAGGAAACACCCACGTTCTTCCCGCGCTTCTACATTTCAGCGCCGCCGTGCAATCAAACCCATTATACTAAATACAGCAGAAGTGTGCAGTTTTATTTTGCTTTATTTGTATCATAGTTCTGATAGACAGTAACGATATATTTTGATAGAGTAGAATTTCCTTTTGTTTCATTTAATTAGCCTTTTTTGTTTCAATTGGTTCTTGGGTGGTTTAATTTTTTTCGCTAAAAACAAGATTAAGCCATCCAGCTTTTAAAGGGGTCGAATTCGACTGGTTTAGAAAATATCCAACTTGTGGTTTACTTAAAAGATGAATCTGTTACAATTAAATCAAGCCGTAAGGTTTGCTTTTCAACATTGTTTTATCCTGAATGAGTGGTTTATAGCTGCTCATTCTAGAAAACATCAAGCACGTCATGCAATATACCCTTATTAAAAGTACTTATCTCAATATCAACATGTGGATTCTTAGCGTCAGGCTCAAGCCGAATAACTCGACCATCATCGATAAATACATCATCGAGCATAAACCCAAAATCAACCAAAAAATCCGTTAGCTGTTTTTCAAAGTTGAATATATCCCGTGGCTTTACACTTCGAGCTTGCGAAAAGGCAAAAGAATATTTCACAGAATAACTAAGCGATTCATGGGCTTTGCATAATTGGCTTATAGTGAATTTCTGGCGTTCAATTAGATTTGCATCACGTAGAGCGCGGTGCTTGAAAAGCTCTGGACTAAGCACAACCGCAGCATTAAGCTCCCATTCCTTGGCTCGTCTTGTTTTAATCCTGCTATGTTTGCTATTAGCATAAAGCGCGTTTACGCTTACTGGGATAGGTAGGGTTAGTTTAATCGGCTGCATCACAACCTTTTCCAATAGCCAAAGCATTCTGTATTATTGGCTCTATTCCGGTCAATTTTTCTCTTACAACCAAATCACAAACCAATTTTATTTCTCCTGTGCTTTTATTTGTTACTTGCATCAATAACGGACATGGTGCTTTTTGAGCATCGCCTAATATCATTTTACCTATTTTGCATACTTCCATGACGCAACATAGGCCACAATTATTGCAGGGTTGCCCAAATTTTGGCTTTTTAGGTAGGGTTAGTTTAATGAGATCCATGGTGTACGGCTTATTCTATCAATATCCGTTAACTCCTTGTTTTTACTGTTTTTTATGGTGCACGGCATACCCGATCAATATAGCGCATAATATCACAAAAAGCTATATAAATCAATGTATTAAATGCCGATCATATCCTGGTGAGCATCGGGTTAATTTAATTGGGTTCATTGCTAGCTTCCTATGAATTCTATATCTGTAATACGGCAGCAATAGTCGAAATCCCCAAGCCAAAAATTGGTATCATTAGCATTCATTGAGTCCAGATGCACACTTCTAATCGTGAAAATTTTACCTTTTAATGATGGCTTTGATGTTCCATATACTTGGCCATTAAAATTAGATATTATCCTTACTTTTTTGCCTATAAATAAATCATTTGCTTTTTTTTGTATCTCGCCAATTTGACGACAAAAATCAACTAAAATCTCTTTTTTTGCTTATCCATCTATCACTCTCCTTAATAATCACTAAATTGTCGTAGATACCGATGACTTGTTTTTTTGTCCTGTTTTTGCTCTTCATCTTTTTTGGGTTCATTTTGAACTGTTTCCATTTTGGAAATAGTTGCTTTCGTTTTCTCTGTCCTTCCATTCCATGCATCAACAGCCCATTTTTCCGCTATAGTTATTTCCGGTAGTGTGACATGGTGTCCTTTTGGAAATAAAACCTTAACCTCTGGGCCAGATATTTTGCACAAATTACACCATACAGACGCAGCAACGTCATTGGGATATTTTTGTGTCGATACAGGCTTTGCGTTAGCGCCACAAAAAGGACATTTTTTAATCTTTTCATTATCCATATATCACTCTCCTTTTATCGAATCACCCAAATCAAAGTACGCATTATCCGCAATCAACTCGTCATTATTATTGAAAATTGGCCTAATATGGGCAAACATTCTTGTATCGTCGCCTAAAAAACCTTCGCCTATATCCACAAGCTCAATATCAGCACTAAACTCTTTAAGTAAAGCATTTAATTTTGCCCGAAACTCTTCTTCAACCTGCTTTGATGTTTTCATGTCACCCTCCTTATGGGATTTCCTCTCTTGTCATAGTTTAAACAATCCTCTTCCATCTGCTTTATTACAGTTTTTTCACTACCGTTTTCCAGATTCTTTAAATAAGCTATACACCTTTCCTTCGGTGTTGTCTGTTGATACCCAGTGTGTTGCCCGTCATTTACTCTATAAACCATATATGTCGTAGCAATACTCCCTTCAAAAAAATCCCAATAAACGTTTGCTAGTTTTTCACCACCTTTGTTGCTGCCAAAATTAAACAAATGGCCAAACATGCAGTTTTTTGTATTGGCTTTATTTCTTACAACTTTAGTGCCCCATTCATTATCATTTGTAGTCTCGCAATAACTGATAAATTCTTTTAAAATATCTTCATCTTGCCCACTCATATCACTCTCCTTTAGGCTCAAAGCCTTTAATAATATCCGTCAGCACGTTAAATTGTGCATATGAAAAAATCCGGCTCTGGCCATCAATCCATAGCTCAATACTATTGTGATCGCAGGTTAAAATCATAGGGTTTTTTTCCTCTAAACTTGCCGTTATACAATAATCCTCTGGCTCTTCTGTTACATGAATGCGATTAACCTCCTTGAGACGAGTAACGTCCTTCCCGTCCCTTATAGATTCTTTAAATGATGTTATCTTCATATCACTCTCCTTATCATTTCGTCATCTCTAGAGAAACACCCAGACCAAAGTTCGCGCCATTCATAACTATCTCGACATCATCATTGAAAACTGTCCGAATATGGACGAACATTTTGTGCTCACTATTAAAGCCATTACCTACCTCATAGATATCAATATCAGCACGAAACTCATCAAGCAACGCTTGCAACTTCCCTCTAAATTCTTCTTCAACCTGCTTTGATGTTTTCATGTCACTCTCCCTGTATGTCACATGTTGCAAAATTTGCAACAACTGCATTAGTAAAAACCATTTTGCCCAAGTGGGAAATATGGTCTAGTTATAAAAAACTACTTTGCTCATGTCTGGCTGGCCTTTGTATGTCGCTAACTCATATCTAAGCCAGATTTTTTGCGTTTTTAATACAGCCTCATAGTGCATAATCCTTAAATCATCACGACTAAACTTTGTCGATACACGACTATCGAGCACGTCATGGCATCCTGAGCAGCAAAATGCGGCGAAAAAATCCAGCTCTTTTTGACCCATGCCGCCCGCGTTTAAGTGTGCCAATACGACCGTTTCTGAATTATAATTGCAGTGGCCAGGAATATTCGCCATACAATCCTGGCCCTTCGCGCTTTTTTGTAAAGCCGTTAATGTCTTGCGTCTAGTTTTCATCTTTACCGCTACCATTGCCCAGCGTTAAAAGCTTGTCGCGTTGCTCTATGAAATAGCTGTATCCCTTGAGATTTGCCTCAGAGTCACAATCAGCAGCATCAATCAACCATTCCGCAAAATCCGTCAAATCATCAATTAGCTGTGCCGTCTCTCTAATTTCTTTTGCTTTTTTAGGTTCCTGCACAAAATCATACGATGCGGCTGTGTCTCTCATGTCTTTTGTATTCATCTCAATCCCCTTGTAATATTAAAATGTTATCAGCGCGGTTGGTGAGCAATTTAACGCTAAACATAGTTTTCTTATGTGTTGCAATCTTGGCTCTCTGACGTCAATTTCAAAGTGAGAAATAATTGTTTGCGCTATATCTGCGTTTTCAGCAAGTTTTTTTTGAGTTAGCCCCTGCGCTTTCCTGATGCGCTTTAAATTTTCACCAAATGTTTTAAATGTTTTCATTATTCCTCCTTGTTAAAAGCCAGTAATTTATTTTTTTGTGGTCCACATATGATCGTCAGAACGAATGATTCTACTGCGTTTGTCGTAGTTCTCTTTATAAAAATCGGATCTAGAAGGATCGAGGCCATTACGTGCTGCACGTAAAAACAACCAAAGCAATATTATAAATACACACGACACGCCGAAAAATATCAACAATGAAGTTTGATGGCTTTCACTTAAAGTGTCCCATCTATACCAAGCAGACCAAGCCGTAAACGCTGCAAAAATAATCAAAAATTTACCCATAATCTCCTCCTAAAAAGCTATCAACCTATCTGCTGCCTCTTTTAATTTAACTTGAACAACTCTATCTAAGTCATCACGCGTATAGTTGTATAAAATCTTGGTAAGCACATAATTACAACATTTATTATAAAACTTTTCGAATTTCTCTTGATTCATATTGTTAAAACTGATGCTTTTTGCCTCATATCTAACCTCATTTCTCATATTAACGAGTGGCCCTTTACGATGACCAACCAAGATAGCAATGTCGCGTCTAAAGGTATCGTAGTCTTTTTGTGCAATTTCGTCTTTATGCGTAACTACAGACGGCTCCCACGCCTCATATGCTATATGCATCATTACATGAAATTTTTCACTAAACTTTGAATTTCTCTTGTTGGGCTTAACCATCTCCCACTCACCCACTGAATCCATCTTGAGCTTGTTAAAAGCCACCATGTCGCACTCATTTGCTGGCACAAGATGGCCAAAGCTTTTTTTGAGCATGATTTTTGTCATTTTGCCAACCTCTCTATAATATCAAGAACCATTTTTCTGTTTTTGTAGGACAACTCAGCCAGCGGGCTAGGCTTCACTCTGCAATTAACCATTGCTCTGCCTAGTAAATAATCAATAGACACATGCAAGGCATCCGATAATTTTATTAGAGTCTGACAAGATGGAGCCCTTTTTTTACTTTCCATTGATGATACAGCCGCCCGTGTTAGTCCTATTAACTTAGCCAGTTGAGTTTGATTTAAGTCGTTTAATTTACGCGCTTCAATTAATCTTAAGTAGAATTTATCCATTTCCTATCCCCTGCTATTACTCGATTTCAATTTCGATAGAATCGCCTTCTAAATCATACGTGCTAAGCGGGCTAAGCGGGTTATCAAACGACACGCCCTGCTGCTTAATACAAAAAGCAACCCACTCAAAAATCTCATTCTTGGTTGCATCCACCGGCAAAGTTACACTAAATTTTACATTTACACGCTTCATTTTTTTTCTCCTTAAGTTAGCGGCTATCAGCCAAAGTCTGATAATAAAACTTGTGCAAAAATCCTAGGCTTATGTCGTAACCCTTCTGATTTACCATTTGCCACAGCCATATAGCGCGGCCTGTTCTGCCGTTGCCGTCCATGAATGGATGGAGCTCTTCAAAAAGAATATGCATCCTATGTGGGCATCCATCATCAAAGTTGTGGATGTTTTCTAGTATGCATTCCAATGAAAATTCTATTCCTTCGCTGCCTTTGGGTGGTCGATAATCACCAATCCTTACATCCATCCCCACCTTATCCCGCAACTTTCCCGCAGTATTAAATTTACATACATTTTCAATTGTTAGTTTGTCGTGTTTTAAGAACTTTATAAGACGCTGGAGCGCATCATCGTGTTCGTATATATCATCAATCCCTTCAATCTTATTTGACTCCACCGCAAACAAGTATAATTGTTCCTCAAAAGCCTCTTGTTTTGCATTATCAAGCAATGCTTTCATGATGTATATTTGCTCATCATCCATTTTATTTTTCATTTTGTGTTACTCCTGTGTTAAATTTTTTAACTATTTCAACAACACCTATTCTTTCTTCACAATCATTACAAACACCCTGAGCGTCATCAAAGCCTACATGTTTATCCGCCGCTTTTAATTGCTTTGTTGGTAAAAATATATTGCCTCTGTCATCGCAAAAAATGCCGCAGTGCTTGCATTTTAATATTGTTAATCTCGTGCTCATTTTAAACCTTCTGTGTGTTGTTTTTCGTAATTTTAAGAGTCTACTTCTTCATCAATTTCACACTCAACAACTTTGATCGAATCCCCTTCAGTAGAGTAAGTTACAAAAAGCAAAGTTCCCTCGACTACATGCTCTTCAATATCCTTTACGTCATGGCATTTAATTGCTGCCATTATTCTAGCTTCCTTTATCGCATAAAGTGCGCTACTCCTAGCTAACACCTGCACATCTGCATGCCTATCTTCAACTATTATGTTGTATACTTTTGTCATTTCACGCTCCCTGTATGTTGTTTTTCGTAATCGCTTATGTACTTATGCTCTTCTTTTGATAAGCGCTGTTATATCCTTCGGCGTCGGGAATTCTGCACCATGTTTTAAGTGATGTTTAAAAGCGTTAACTACTTGTGCGCTCTTTTCGTTTGCATATAGCTTTAAAAAAATTGGCGTGATTTTCTCTTCCAAATCCTTTTTGCTCATCCCAAAAGTTTTTTGCACGTCATAGCAATCTGAAATAATCTCTGTAATGCTCTGTACTGCATTTTTATCTTGATGCAGTGTCATGATATTACTTTCTGATTTTCTCTCAACCTGCGCGACATTTGACGCATTCTGTGCTGTTTTTTTCATGAGTTTTGGCTGTAACTTTGCATTCCGATGATAGTGTTCTGCCCGTTTTTTGAGTATAACGAGCATATCAGGCAGGTTTTTCATTATCTAAGTCTTTGTTATTTAAAGAATCATTTAGCTCTTTGAAGTAATCGTGTGACACTGCATCCGGCTCTTGCGGTTTTTGAGCGCCGTTGTTTTCCCTTCGCTCCCATGTTCCTATCGCAGCATGCCAGTCCTGCATCAGATTTTTACCAACACGCCAGCCGTTTGATACGTAGTGATTGAAAAATGAAATCGGATCAACCGTGTTTTTTCTCTCATCGCAATATTTCGTTATTTCCGTTAAGTTCGGTTTTACAAAGTTTTTCGATGTTGATTTTTTCTCGCGCACGGGTTTATTCTCCTCTACTCTCCTCTCCTCTACTCTCCTCTCCTCTACTCTACTAGTGCATCGGTCTTTGTAGCGCGGCGCTAGCATAGTGCTAGCATCTTGCAAGCACTCTGTATCATCTTGTTTTAACTCTAAAAATCCCGAATCTATTAGAGATTTTATGTCAACTTTTGAATTTGCGCCGATTTTTCGCGCAATCCACTCTGCATCTGCATTTATTTTGTTTTTTGTGCGTGACGCTAGCAGATAAATACAAATAAGATGCGCCTTGCTAGCATCATGCAAGCATTCAAACTCATAGCTCTCTAAAATGTCGCTGTGCAGCTTTATCCATGGTGGGCTTCTATGCTTATATTGCTGTAATTGCTCCCAGTTTGGGACTTGCAAGTATGCGCTCACACTAAACGCCCTTAGATTGAAGAGCTTTTTCGATATCATTAAGAGTGTTGATTTTCGGATTTATCTCAGAAAAATTAATAATTTTACTTATAGTCTGACTGCTTACGCCTGAAAGTTTTGCTAGATCACCCTGTGTGATTTTCGCTTTTTTGAGTCTTTTCGGCCAGTCTTCGATTGACCTTTTAATAACTTCATATAAATGTTCTTGCTCATGTTGTTCCATAATTTCCCCTTTTTTTGTTTTCATTACTAACAATAGAAACGATTTTCTAAAAAACATAAACAAGATAATAACATACTAAACATTAAAAATCTCTAGTTTATTTCTAAATTTATAAATAAACGTTGACAATAGATATTAATTCATCAACACTAGAGATATGAACGCACAACAGATAGATAACAATTTGAGAGAGACTATGAAAATAATAACTACTAATGAGTGTGTAAAGAAACAGAAAGCGCAGCGGAAATATTTTGACAAGCTAGCGGCTGAAGCTCGACAAGCGCCAACTGCTAAAATGGAGCGTCATGAGCTATTTATGAGCAACTCATGGAGAGACATCTGCTTATGATAGCCAGTGAATGTAATGGGCTGTTTTGGTTACGTCAATATGAATTTTTCGATATAGAAGATGATGAATTTGAGAGCGAGGACGATGCGCGGCAATATGCATCTGATGAGGCAGATAGAAAGCGTTATCCGCATGAAGATGTTGATTTTGAAATGGTACGATTTATTGAATTTACGTATGATGAAAACGACGATATGCAGATAATATCACGCTCAAAGTGGGAAAATGAAAATGAGCTTTTTGGCTAAGGATTTAAGATGAATTACTGGAAGGAGTGCATAGAAGAGGCTTTTAGTGAGGCTGGAATTGTGGCTACTGATGAGCAAATACAAACTGTTTATGAAATAGTTGAGGGTGCGAGTGAAAACTACGGGACATACACCGGCGAAGATGTTGCAAATTGTAATTATTCACAGCAACAAGAGGATAAAATCAACAAACTAGAAGCAGAGTTAAGAGAAGCGAGCAATAAGGTAAGCTTTCATAACGTAAAAGACCATGCTTTCAACACTCTTTAGGAAATAATTTAACTAAGGATGAAAAATGAATAAATACGAGTGCATCAAGAAAATTGAGAGCGACATTGAAGATATAAAGCACACACAAAAACTCATAATAAAAGAGTTGCGCAAGAATGGTAATTGTGAAATCTGCATTGAGTGTGAAGGGCGTGGCCGCTTTAGCTGCGGGGACTACTTCGAGGCGTGCTCAACTTGCAAAGGAAGAGGTTTCATTAGACAAGCTTAGACAAGGTATTAATTAGTTTATTATGAAAATCAAACGCTTAATTGGGAAAATTTAGATAAGGTATTCGATATGGGAATTCCCATATCTGGATTGCCGCAATGAAATCACGAGAGGATAAACAATCATGAGCATGACAGAGCAAGAGTACATTTTGGTTAAAAATAAGACCGCAATAACTAACGCGATTGCATGTATAAATCTCGTTGAAGTAAACCATGAATTTATGAAGTCTAATGATTATTATGGCATGACGGAGCAACAATATAAGGATGTGAGTCTTATTTTATCCGAGGCTAGGTTAAAGCTATCTGACTTGATTGTGATAGAAGAGGAAAAATTTAGGCAGGAAGAGAAAACATGCCAGACGTGTGACGGGGAGGGTAAATTAAAACTGGGATGGGCGGGAGAGCCGGACGGATATACTGAAAAATGTGCGGACTGCAACGGAACCGGAAAAACTTAAGGAGAACGTTATGACTATATTAGCAGCAGTATGTTTTGTTATTCTTCTGTCGGCGATAATGTTGCTTACCAATAACGAATAGGAAAATAATGAAAAATAACAGTATCAATGAAAAATTGAAGGGCGTTATTAGGAGCTATAAATCAAAAGTAGATTTATTAGAGTTTGAGATTCAATCACTTGGAGAAGCTAGGCCAGGAAAGTTTCACCCTGGAACCTATCAGATTGAAGCAATGACAGTGGCTCTTCTTGTTGTAATAAATGACCTGGAAGCTATTTTAAAAGAAGAAAACAAATAATTTTAACTACAAGGGAATGATGAAATGGAAACAGAACTAGCGACAGCACAATCAGATATGGCGACACAGAAATTAACGATAGATCCAATGTTTAGCATGATTGAAAAGGTAGTGCTAGATCCACAGATGGATGTCGGCAAGCTTGAAAGAGTGATGGGGTTGCGAGATAGATACTTAGCAGCTGAGGCAAAAAAATCATTTATAAAAGCTTTGTCGGGTTTTCAAATGGAATTGCCGCCGATTGTTAAGCTAAAAGAGGGTCATAATTACAAATATGCGCCGCTGTGCGATATCACCGTCATCGCCAACCCTATTTTAAATAAGCATGGTTTGTCGTATTGGTTTAGGCAGTCACAAGAAGGCGACAAAATAACCGTAACTTGTGTAGTCGCGCATATCGATGGACATCAGCAAGAAACACAGCTTGACGGCTATCCCGATGTGACTGGCTCTAAAAATAAAATACAGGCGGTTGGCTCAGCGGTGGAATATCTTAGGCGCTATACATTTACTTGTGCGCTTGGGATAACGACAGCGGACGAGGATAGTGATGGTAGGGTGCTGCCACAGGATGAGCCAATTATTGACAAGCAAGTATTGTGTTTACAGAAGTTAATACAAGACAAGTCTGTCAACCAGAATAAATTTCTGCAATTTTTTAAGATAGATGATTTGGTGGACTTGCCGCAATCTAAATATCAAGCCGCAAAAAAAATGTTAGAAAAAAAGAGGGGTAAATAGTGATTATCTTAGAGCATGAGCAAGGCTCGCCGGAATGGTATGAGGCCAGATTGCGCATAGCTACAGCATCAAAGTTTAATGCAGTAATGACGACAGAGAGGCTCAAGCGCTCGACTGATGAATATATTTACATATTAGCTGCAAATATCTTCGCCGGAAAAGACCAAGGAACATTTGAGGGCAACGAGGACACAAGGCGCGGAAACACGCTAGAAGATGATGCTATAGCGTGGCGTGAATTTACACTTGATGAAAAATGGGAGCGTGTGGGGTTGTGCTTGAGTGATTGCGGTCGTTATGGCGCAAGCCCTGACGCGATAAATCGAGAGCAAAAGAGAGGGCTTGAGATTAAATGCCCAAAACTAAAAGAGCATATAAAATACGCGCACGGCGGCGTTGTACCAAAAAAATATTTACATCAAATTTATGGCTCTTTGTATGTCACGGGCTACGATTCCTGGGAATTTATGAGCTATCACGAAAACACAGAGCCTTTCATGATAGCCACATACGCAACAGACGAATCATATTTAAAATGGGCCGAAGCATTCACAAGAACGCTAAAAGAATTTCTGAATGATTTGGATGATATTGTGGATAAAATGGGGGTGAGTGATGAACAACAACAAGGAGAAAAACAAAATGGAAAATGAATTAATAGTGTTGGATTTTGAAAAGGTAAACGCTTTAAAGGTTTTTAGTGAAAAAGGTGGGCTTGATGAGATTATAGAGTTTATCGAAAAACAGGCGCGGTCTGAGGTTGTCGATATTAGCACGAAAAAAGGGCGTGATCGCATAGGCTCGATAGCAAGAGAAATTGGAAGCAAAAAGGCCTCGATGGAAAAAATGGCGATGAAGTTAACAGAGGATTGGCGCAGTAAAACCAAAGCAGTTAATGATTCTAAAAAGAACTTAAAAGAAAGGTTAGACGCATTACGTGACGAGATAAAAAAGCCACTTGATGATTTTAAGCGGATAGAGGAAGAGCGGGTTAAAAAGTATGAGAATCTCATTAAAAAAATGGTGGAGATACTGAGCTGGGCTGTGGAGCCTAGCACAAACAGAACAGTTTGCACTATACAGAAGGCAATACTAAAAGTGAGGGAAATACTTGATAATCAGGACACATGGGAGGAGTTCGCCGCCCGGGCAAAATTAACACATGACGATGTGATTGTGAAATTAGAGTCACTGCTTTCGGAAAGAATCAAGTACGAAGCAGAACAAGAAGAGCTTGAAAAACTACGCGAACAGGCAGCAGCCCAAAAGGTAAAAGACCGTGAGGAGGAAATCAGGGAGGAGGCGGCAGAGAGCGCAAGGCTTGAAGCAGAACAAAAGGCGCAACGTGAAAAGGAAGCTATTGAGGCACAGGCAAAGGCAGAGACCCAAAGGCATGAGCGTGAAAAGGCTGCAATGGAAGCACAGGCCAGAGCTGAGATTGAAAGGCTTGAGCGTGAGAATGAGGACGCTATAGCCAAGGCACAGCGTGTGGAACAAGAAAAACAGGAAGTAGTACAAAAAGAGCGTGATCGCGCTAAATCTGAGTACCAAGCCAAAGAGCAAGCAGACTTTGAAAGAAAGGCTGATGATGAGCATAGGGTGTATGTTGAGAACGACGCAAGAAGCGATTTATCCGCAGCGCTTAAAGATATGATTGCGACTAATGATATTGAGGATATAGAGGAAGTCATTGCTGTCTGCTGGGATGTCGTTGCTGCAATATCTGAGGGAAAAATCAGAAACGTAACGATAAATTACTAACAGGGGATGAATGATGATGGATGCATTTTGTGAGTAAAATGGTGAGTTTAAATGGTATTCATATATGCGCATCACAGCCCAGCGAAGTAAGTATTCATAGGAATAAGTGCCCTGATTGTAAAATCAAATCTTTTTTTGTTGGGTTTTTTGTTGGGTGGTATGGGTGGGAAACAACTTGCTTAAAATGCGGGAGAGAGTGGCTAGATGGGGAGTGGTGTGCTTTGGAGTTTGAACGCGGAATTCGCAAGAGGAATATAGCACACGCAAAGGCAAGGTACAGAAATTTTAAAATTGGGGTAAGTGATGAGCAAGCCGGAAATGACGCTTAAAGAGCTAAAAGAATGTGTTGAGACAGCTTATGAAGAGGCTGGAAATCCCGGTGCTGATGTCGAGATATGGTTAGGAAATAAGGCTTTTAGGATAAAAGAAATGTGGCAGTCCGGCGTGACGGGTGCGCTTTCAATATCGCTTGGGCCAAAAATATTTGAAGTAGACGATGAACAACAAGGAGACAAATAATATGTGTGAGGAATTAGCACCAAATTATCAAAATAATATCGACAGGATGTTTGAAGAAATTTACACGGAGCCGGAAATAGCGCATATAGCAGAGATTGAGAGACTTGCATATGAGCGCAAAAAGAAGGAAGTAGTTGATGCTGAGCATAGGGTTGGCGTTGAGAACGCAATAATACGTGATTTATCGGCAGCGATTAGCCAAGATTACGCTAAAAACAATACCGATAATCCGCAAGAAATTATTGCCATTTCAGAGGATGTTGTTTATGCAATGTGCGCGGGGAAAATCAGAAACGTAACGATAAATTACTAACAGGGGGATGAATGATGAATATTGACAAGACGCCGGAAGAGAAATTGATGAGACTAGAAAAAGAATTGGAAGTTAATAAAAAGGCTCTTATCAAGAGCGAAAAAGGACTTTGCTTTTGGTTCGGAGTTGTTTTTTATCTTTGTGTTGATGGCTTGTACCAAGATTTTTTAGGGAAAGAGGTTTACTTAAATTTAATTCAAACAAGCTGGGTTAACATCCCGTGGCAGATATGGTTTATACCGATGATATTGATTCTATACGCGCATCATAAAATAAAAAAAGACCAAGATTAACGGGAGAATAAATAATGCCAACACTACAAGAACAACTACAAGAAACAGAAATAGTAATGCAAAATATCGTGAAATCAAAATCGAAGATTCTGAATATTTTAATCGAGATGACGATACTATTTTTGTAGTTAGGTCGGTTTTTACGGTTTTGAGGGAAGAGGGTCCTCGTTATATGGAGAGACAAAATGTAAAAATTGAGGTGGACATTCATGCCCAGGTCAAGAGATGAAAAAAGGAATCAAGGCAAATCGGGATGAGGCTCCATTGTTCAGTTTTATGGGCGTTAGTTTTAATGTGGCTCATTTAGTCGCGTGTGGTGTGGTCGGAATTATTTTGGGCCTGTTGTTGGTTTGGCTAGTAATCTCATTATAACAACATAGGAGATTGAGAAATGGAGATAGAATGTCCGCATTGCGGAAAGTCGCAGCTTTTTGATGCTGGGTTGATAAAAGATCAATGGCACGATGGAGAGGTTTTTTTAGATGCTTGCGCCTGTTGTGAGAAAAAAATTAAGATCACCATGTCTGTACCGAAAAAAAAGGAGCTTGAGAATGTCAAAAGGAATCAATAAGGTCATACTGATTGGGCGGAGCGGAAAAGATCCGGAAGTGAGAAATTTACCCAACGGGGGTCAGGTTACGACCCTTTCACTGGCGACAAGTGACTCATGGAGGGATAAAAATACTGGACAAAAAGTCGAACGTACTGAATGGCATAAGGTAATATTCTTTAACCGCTTAGCAGAAATCGCGGCACAGTATCTAAAAAAGGGCGCTATGATTTATGTTGAAGGGTCCATCAAAACGCGCAAATGGCAAGACAACAACGGCCAGGACAGGTACACAACGGAGATTGTTGCCAAAGAGCTACAGATGTTAGACAGTAGAGGGGGCGCACAGGAGCAGAGCAACGCACCAAGCCCAGGGCAACAAGCTGATGATGTGCTTAGAGACGAAGGCGCGGAACCAAAGCAACATAGCGTTAACGATGCACAAGGGCAAGCGCTGGATGATGATATACCCTTTTAATTGACACAATATAATATTAAATAAAACAAGGATGAGGTGAATGAATTATATATTGAATGGAAAGACGCCCGTACAAGTAGAGTCAATCACAGAATGGGCTGAGTGGTTCGAGAAAGGCGACAGGATTGTAAAACAAACAGATATAGGTGAAGTAAAGATATCGACTGTTTTTTTGGGAATTGACCACAATTTTCACCCAAATTCAAAAGCGCCCATATTATTTGAAACAATGGTTTTTGGGGGGGTCGCTATCTCAAGAAACAGAGCGTTGTTGCACATGGGAGCAAGCCGAGTCAATGCATCAGAAAATGTGCGACAAGGTAAAGGACGGGGAGACTCCACACCCAGATTCTAACGCAGCATGGGATAGATAGGAGCAAGTAACATGGCAAAATACAGAAAAAAACCGATAGTGATTGAGGCTTACCAATGGCACAAGGTATCTGAATATGTTGAAGGCGTGGAAAGGGATGTTGATTATTACCGCACTCCAGATGAGGATGGCCAGGATAAATGCTTGAAGTGCGGCCATATTTTAAATGACCATGGCTGGATTGATAACTTAGTATGCAGCCATGCCGTATGTCCTGGAAATTGGGTTATCACAGACATAAGTGGCGAAAAATACCCGTGCAAAGCTGACATTTTCGAGCAAACATATGAGGCAGTAGAATGAAACCTAAGCGCATAACTGACGGGTGGTATATATTTGATGGGTACGCTCTGAATCGCATGACATGCGCTAATAGACGACAGATAATCGAGGTGATTGAAGGTTGTGTTTATATCACCGGAGTTAGCACACAGTTTGCCCTCAAAGAGGCCAAAAAATCTGGCACATTCATTGAGAGAATAGATTTATATAAAGGGAAAACAACATGACAGATAAAAGACGAGAAAACGAATCATTTGAGCAGTACAAAAAAAGGCAGAAGCTTGAAAAATTAGAACTTAAGCATTTTAAGCGCGGCAGTGTAGTGTGGGATTCACCGAGTCGAGGAACTTATCAACGCGCAAAATAAAGTGCTGGATAACTATGGGCGTATGTTATAATGCAATCAATTAAAAAAAGTGAGTAATATATGAAAATTTTAATTTTAGCGCTGTGTTTATTTGCATCATTTCAGGCATCGGCCAGTGATATGATTAATTTAGCGGGAATGCGAAACACTGTAATTGACGCGTCGATTGTTGAGGATTACGTAATTGTCACAGCGGCAGACAATAAGAACGGAATCGAGATTGCTCAAATAATGATTGAGACTGACGAGGACAGTAAGTGTGCTATATGGGTTGGGTTTCTTCATGTTCTTTTAAAGTCGGATGATGTTAACCACGGCGTTGTATTTTTACCGCATCCCGTGACGATTCAGGCGGGGGATGCTTTGGTTGCTAAAGTGTCGATGGGCAAACCTTATATAAATATTTGGTACAAAGTTCTATGAGCAAAAACAAAGAAAAGCCACCGAAAAAGATTGTCTTATCTGTGGGAGGTTATGAATTAACGCATTATCCGCACAGCAAAAAAGAGCGATGGTGGTTTTGCAATGAAGATGGCGAAGGAATGGGGATGGATGATAAAGACGTTTACCGCATGTTTGATGAATTTTTTAAGGAAAATTTCTAAAATGAGATTGGCACAAAGTTCTATGAGTGACGCCAGACTAACATTATTATCAAGCGGCCATTTTTGCATTAACTGCAAAAAGTACGCGCTAAACAAAATACAAAAACGTAGCAGCGATACGATTTATAATTACGAGTGTTGCTCAAATTGTGGCGCTCGCAGTATGAGCATGGCCAATAAAAAACCAGTTGCTATAACGCATAAGAGGGCACAATGAGTAAAGACTTAAAAGAGGCATGGGATGAGTACAGCAATGGAGATGGGCTGCCCACTAATGACTTTATAGCCGGTTTTAACGCCGCCAAAGAATCACACAAAAACATATTTAATCTAGTTAGGTGGGGCGACCATAGAGACATTTTAATCTATGCGTTTAGGTACGCCATATGTCGTACAAGTCACTCTAAAGACACACTGCAAAATGCAATCAAAGCAGCATGGCCGGAATTATCACGGAACGATAGGCGTCATATTAAAATAGAGATTAAAGAGCATCATGATGATATGGAGGTGGATTCTCTAGAAAAACGTGGGCACGTACAAGGAGATTCCTCTGGCTGGAAAGCTCTATTAAAGCTAGAAGATTAATGAACAAAGGATAAAGCGATGAAATACAAAATCAATAAAATAGTAGAGTTTGGTTGTGATGATACGTATGAAGTTGTGCTAGATGATTGTACGAGACATTTTAACTCACTAGAAGCGGCCCAGTTTTTTGTAAAAAACGGGCGCTGCACAAGCGTATTGGTAGAGGAGGGTGACGTAGATGATTGGGTAGGTAGTCGCAGGCAACTAGAACACAGTGGGGATGTTAGGCAGGCAGCAAGAATGCGCTATTGACAAAACAACATCAATCGCTTAGTCTATACATTCCTTGTAGTTCGTTGTTGAGAAAATCGGCCCCGTTCTCCGTTTCAGTTAATGGGGCTGATTTTTGCTAATGCTTTGAAAGCGCATATCTTAGCAATATTCCAAATGCTATAGTTCCAAGTGTGACTATTATCGCAATTACTTTCCAATAAAACGTGTCTTTTGTTTTTAGTTCAGTAATTCCTATTGCGACATCCTTATCATTCTTAGTAATAACTTTAAGCAAGTCAGCGTTTTTATTGTTAATAACTTCTTTAATTTTGTCGTAATTAGCACTCATACTTATAGCTAATTCTGTGTGACCGGCCATCATATTATCTTGAGTGTGCCGGATGTTTTTAATGTCATGCTCAACGGATTGTTTAAAATTCTTGTGGTCTTCCTTGACCTCTTTGACGTCATCTCTTAGATATTTTACTAATTCGGTGTCTGCCTCTTTAATCATTGTGGTATCCTTTATTTTCTCCGAGGAATCGACATGTAATAAATCATGTCTCTAAAGATATGCCAGAATGCAGCCAAGGAATTACATCTATCACCTAAGCTTGGCAAATATGGCCCGATGCGCTCGAATACCACCACCAAGAGGGACGAAACCAAACACACTATGCCGGTTAAAATGATTATGTTTGCTAAGAAATAGCCGAGGGTTGCCACGATTAAATCGATAATATTAATATCAAACATGATAAATTCTCCTTTTTTATTTTTATTCGACTAACCGCATGTGCGGCAATCATTAAACAGACCAATGCGTATTATCAGCAACATCAAGCAGCAACAAATCATCAAATGAAAGTAACGCAGAGCTTGCCTTTAACGCATCAGAATCATCTCGTAATGCATTAATAAACGTACGCATATCATCAAATGCTGTTTGATTATCACCAGCAAGCCAGTCGGCCAAAATATTAATTTGAGATGTTATCGGGTATTTGGCTGTCACCCTTTTGTTGCATTCACTTTTAATCTCTAAGACAGTTCTATCAAGTCTTTCTTGTAGAGTTTCATTTGCATTGGCATCAGTAGCAATGGGTCTGCCTGAGCCGTCATCCACAATAATTTTACCGTTCACTTGATCCAACATAAGAGAATCGAAAGTCTGTTTAGTTATTTCAACAGCGTCACTAGGTATCTGCGCTGTTTTGTGATCAGAGTCGTTATAAAAGCCTTCTGTTTCCGCACTATAATATATTTTCATTTTATGTATCAAATCCTATTGCTATCCAGGCACTCGTTCCGTGTCCACCAAAACCAGTACCCAGGTTGAAATTAGTCAAAGAAGCTCCATTTAACCACGTAAATACACCAGCACTACCGTCTGTTCCGAATCCGCCACTACCGCCGCCTGTCGCTACAGATATAAATCCCCCGGTGAAAGCACTGGGCAGAGTTACTTGGATTGTTTGGTCGGTTCCGGGTGTGTTTATTGTGCCGCTTTGAATTTTTAATTTTTTAATTACACCGCCGTCATCAAATGGGATTGATACCGCGTCTGGTGCGCCTGTGGCTATGGATACACTCAGACCAATCGGTATTTGTGGCAATATCCACCCGCTTGTTGTTGAGTCTGCAAAAATAACGGGCTTACTGACTTCTGGCTCTGTTGTTGTGAATGCGCCAGGAGTTGAGGCGTCGAGAAAATGCAATGTATCTATGGTTAAACCAGATAACCCTGTTGCATATCCTGAAAATTGAATCACAAAATTATTAACATCTATAACAGCCACAACAATACCGACTGATTGCGCGTTTGGAATAGTATCAGCAAGCGCCTTTACATATGCGCCGCCGCTTAATCTCAAGATATCGTTAACAATGAATCCATGAGTTGTTTGCTGTATTGTTTTGATTAATGATGATAGTGTTGACGTTGCGACTAATTTAAAAGCGCCAGAGCCGATATCATGTGAAGCCTCAATTTCATCGCCTGCGCCAAACTCACCGCCAGTAAATGCAGAGCCGTCATTATTGACAAAATCAACCACGCCAACGCCACCAACATTAATCGTTGATGCCCCTGTTGGTGCGTTTCCTGCGCGGAATCTCGCGCTTTGCCCGTCTGAATAAACGTCAGGTGCTATCCTGCTGCCAATGGGGCTTAAAACATAAGCATTTGCAACGCCGGAATCAGTAAAAAAATTACCGCCTGAGCCGTAAGTTGCGGCTGAGCGAGGCGCAGGCGATGAAATTGAGGCTTCACATGATATCGGCTCTGGCGCTTTTAAATTAGTCGCAACGTCAACACTATCATCATTAATCAAAACAATACAGCAAACAACTCATGGATTCATTGTTA